TCTTGATCCGGTTGATTTAACCGAATCAAAAGAAGTCGTTGACGATGCACAGCAAAAGAAGAATCCAAAAGCAAAACAGGCAGCGGCAGAACTTGCAAAAATGCTTGGTGCAAAGCCTGAACCGCCTGAACCACAGACACCACCCGAGCCAAAACCGAAAAATCCCGAAGAAAAGGATAGCTTTGGCTTTATTGAAGAGTATTTCAAAAACAAAAATTATTTATAAAGGAGATTAAAAGATGAAGAATCTTGATGCGATTAAGAACGCAAAAGCAAAGTTTGCGCAGAACTTGAAAACTGCCATTGATTCAAAAAACGAAACAAAAATGACCGAGGCTCTCAATGCCTACGCTGACAGCATCCAGCAGTCAATCATTGAGGTTGCACAGGAAATTGGCGAAACAGCCGACAACACAATCCTTGCCAAGAGAGGATTCAGACAGCTTACAAGTGCAGAACAGAAGTTCTATAACAATTTTGTCACAGCGGCAAAATCTGCTGATGTTAAGCAGGCTCTCACTGGTCTTGATGTTACAATTCCGCAGACAATCCTTGACACAGTGCTTGAGGATATTACAAACAATCATCCGCTTCTTGCTGCAATCGGCATTGAAAACACATACGGCTCTGTTAAGGCAATCTTTGCTACAGACACAAAACAGCTTGCTGCTTGGGGCGCTTTAAGCTCAAAAATCACACAGGAGCTTGCCGGCACAATCCAGGAAAAGGATTTCTCAACATCAAAGGTAAGTGCCTTTATCCCTGTTCCGAAGGATATACTCGACCTTGGCGCTATATACATCGACGCATATGTCCGCAGAATCCTCGCCGATGCACTTGCTTATGCTCTTGAAGATGGCTTTATCAACGGTGACGGCAATGGCAAGCCGATCGGTATGCTTAAAGACCCCGAGGGCGCTGTAAAGGCAGGTGCATACACTGAAAAAACAGCAACAAAGCTCACAAGCCTTGACATTAAGTCATATATGGATGTTGTTGCAAAACTCGCAAAGGGCAAGGGCGGTAAAACCAACAACATTACATCGGTTGACCTTATCGTAAATCCTGTTGATTATCTCACAAAAATCATTCCTGCAACTACGGTTCTTGCAACTGACGGCTCATATAAAAACAACCTTTTCCCGTTCCCTACAAATGTTTATCCGTCTGAAATGGTTACAGAAGGCACTGCTGTTATTGGTCAGCTTTCAAGATATAAAGCCTGCCTCTCAACAGGCAAGGAAGGTAAGCTTGATTACTCTGACCAGTACCAGTTTCTTGAAGACAACAGAGTATATCTCATTAAAGCTTATGCAACAGGTTTTTCGCTTCACACAAACGATTTTCTTAAGCTCGATATTTCAGCGCTTAATCCTGCCGAAATTAAGGTAACTCTTAATCAGGCAACAACAGTTTAATTTATTGCGGAGGTGTTGAACAATGGAAATTATGAACGATGTAGTTAACATGCTCGATTTTGACCGTGAGCACATCGAAACAGATGAAAGCACAAAGTTGAAAATTGAACTGATTATAGCCAATGGAAAACAGCACCTCCGCGATTACAACCCTCTGCTTACTGATGAGGACTTTGAACGACCGACAAGGGCAAGAAGTTTGCTGTTTGACTATTGCCGTTATGCTTACTCGAACGCTGTTGAAATGTTCGACCACAATTTCGAGAACGAAATTTTGAAATTAAGGCAGGAATATGAGGTGCGAATGTATGATACTGAAGAATAACATAGATTTTTTAACCTTTAATGACGGTGTTGCAAAAATCTATGAAACGGATGAAAACGATGACATCATTGCTGACAGCCTGAAAAAATATCGTTTCGGCAACGAAAAAATCGGGGTAACTCGTTTTTATGGTGCAAAGCAGAACGACATTGAACTGTCAAAGGTCATACATATCCACAAGGACGAAAACTTGCGAACGGACATGGCGGTCATCATTGACGGCACACGGTTCAAGATTGAACAAATTCAGCACGATAAAAGCAAAAATCCCCCTTGTTCGATTTTGAGCCTGTCACAGAGGGGACTGTATGAGGGTGGTGCAGATGTATTTTAAGAATTATGACGAATTTGTCGAACTCATAAAGTCCTGTGACTTTAAATGCGTAGAGGCAGATTACAACAAATCAACCCCTGCACCCTATCTTGTCTATTTTAAAGACGAGGAAACAGGAATTTACGCAGACGGTGGATTGCTTTGGAAAAATGCAAAAATCATCATTGAACTTTACACTGCAAGAGATGACCACACAAGCGAAACGAAGTTTGAGGAGTGGCTCAACGAAAACGGCTTCGGTTGGAAAAAACCGAATCGAGCGTGGGACACAACAAATAAACTTTGTGTGAGTTATTACAATTTGGGCGTGATTTTCGATGAGTGATTACAAAAAAGTCGGCATTGACCGCCTCGGTGACACCCTATCAAAAGAGTTGTCAACCTATTCGGCTGATGTGCAAATGGGTGTCCGACTATTGGTCGATGAAAAATCCGAAGAACTCAAAAACGAAATCAAAAAAAATGCACCTGTCGGCAGAAGAAAAAAATATCGCAAATCGTTTAGGGTAAAAGTCACGAACGAAACATTTAGGTTTTATGAAAAAACGGTGTATGCCGCTAAACCTGAGTACCGGCTTACACACCTACTCGAAAAAACTCGTAAAAAGAGGGGTCAAAAAGGCGGAACGGTACAGCCGAAGGTGCATATTGCTCCGGCAACGGAGAAAATTCACAGCGAATTTGAAGCCGGAATTAAAAAGCTCATTAAATCATCGGAAGCTATGGGCGGCGGTGATTTGAGCGGTATAAAAAGAATTTAAAAACATAAGGAGTGCTTATTAATGAACAAAACTATCAGAAAAGTTGGTTATGCTACACTGACAGAAAGCAGCACAGGTGAGATCACATATGGTAAGCCCGTGTGGTTTAAGTCAGATAAAGCCGGTGGCAGAAGCATTGGCGCTGAGCCTATCGGCGATTCAAACACAGTATATGGAGACGGTCTTCCCCTTATCGTTGCAAGTGCAAATGGAGGCTACACGATCAGCCTCGAACTCATCTCTATTATTGATGACATCGAAAAAGACTGGTTTGGCAACGATGAGGCCACAGAAGGCGGCATCGTTGAGAAGGGCGGTATCAAAGTGATGCCGAGATTTGCCCTCCTCGCTGCAAAGGAAACATACAAAGGTGACAAGCTCTACGAGATTGACACATATTTTGACTGCGTAGCTGCAAGAGCGAGCAGAAACGACAAAACATCAGAAGGTAACTTTGATCCACAGTTCCCGACCTTTACGGTCACAGCAAAGCCACGCCCTGACAATGACTTTGTGCGCTACACATCATATGCAGATACTCTGCCCGACAGCGTTGTAGTTCCGACCGTTAAGGCTACAAAATCGGCAGCTCCTGCAGGTCAGGCCTCATCAGACAACACAAAGGCGGTTAAAGGTTAAACTATGAAAGACACAGTTGTTATTAACGATAAAAATGTTGAGGTTGAGGTTACGGCATATACAATGCTCATCTATGAGGACACATTCAAAGGCCACAGCTTTCTGCGTGATGCCAACCGTGTTCTTGTCCCGAATCTCAATGATGTAAAATTTGGCACTGCTGTAAAGCTTTTATGGGCAGCGGCAAAAACGGCAGACGATACGATTCCTAATTTTAAGGCTTGGTCAAAAGGAATCAGCATTAAGGACGCTATTTCTGCGATAGGCAAAATCGTTGATCTCATTGTTGACAGTCTTAAAAGCGACAACCCAAAAGTGACAGCGACAGCGACCTAAACAGAACTTTCCTGACGGCAAAAGAGGTCTTATCTTATGCCGTCAGGTGTGGTCTGACTGTCGCTGATTTACAAAGATTTACAATAGGTTTTGTGATTGATTATATTGAAACCTATTTTGCATTGCGAAACAACAAAAATATTCACGAAGATGAAGAAAAATATCAGAAAATGAAATCTGTATTGCCTTTCGTAACGGAAAGATTTGAAAACAAAGAAATCTCAACGGAGCAGTACAGCGAGTTTATGAACAGATATAAAGAATTGGAGGACAGATATGGCATCTACGATTAAAGGTATTACCGTCAAAATTGCCGGTGATACAATGGATTTACAGAAATCCCTAAAAGCTGTACAGTCCTCATCCTCGAGCTTGCAAAGAGAACTGACTGCAATTAATAAGCAGTTAAAATTTGACCCCGAAAACACTGTCTTGCTTGCTCAAAAGCAAGAAGTGCTAAAAGAACAAATTGAAAACAGCAAATCTGCCCTTAAAAAGTTACTTGATGTACAGGATCAGGTCGAAGAACAGGCCAAAAACGGCGAAATCTCAACCGAACAGTACAGAGCTTATCAGCGTGAAGTTGAAAAAGCGAAAAGCAAACTTGAAACTTTCACTAAACAGCTTGCGGAAACCGAGGAAAAAGCAAATGCAATAAACCTCGAATCTGCCCGAAGTGAGATGTCAAAAACCGAAACAAGCGTTGTTAAAGTCGGCGACAGCTTTAAAAGCCTTGAAAATAAGTCAAATAAAACTGATTTATCCAAGGTTAAAAAAGAAATGGATGAGGTTAAATCCTCAGCTAACAACCTTAAATCTGCCGTCGGTGATGCCTTAAAAGAAGCAGGTGCAGCGGCAACAACGGTCGGCGGAGCGTTGACCGGAACTGTCATAAGTGCAAACAGTGAAGAAAAAGCTTTAAATTCCTTGCAGGCTCAAACCGGCTTGACCGCCGAGGAGATGACAAAGTACAAAGATGTCCTTGAAGATGTTTACAAAGGAAATTTCGGCGAATCCCAGGAAGAAGTTGCAAATGTCCTTGCTTTGATTAAGCAGACAACGAACGAGACCAATCCAAGTAAGCTTAAAGATATGACCGAAAATCTCTTTACATTGAGAGATACATATGATTACGATTTTGTCGAAACCTTGAGAGCGGTCAACATGCTTATGGAGCAGTTTGGCATAACAGGCGAAGATGCTTTTAATCTCATTGCGCAGGGCAGTCAAAAAGGCCTTAACAAAAACGGCGATTTGCTTGATACAATCAATGAATACTCCGTACATTATAAGCAACTCGGCTATGACGCAAACGAGTTTTTTAATTCGCTTGAAAATGGCTCTAATGCAGGTACTTTCAGTATCGACAAGCTTGGCGATGCCATGAAAGAGTTTGGAATCCGTTCTAAAGATACAGCCTCGAGTACGCAGGAGGGATTTGCTCTTCTCGGCTACGGCGCAAAAGCCTCAGCTGAGGACATTCAAAAAGCCAAAGATGAAGTCGCAAAGCTCGAAAAAAATCTTTACTATGCAAAAGAGGAGCAAAAAGGCTTTAACAATTCGACGAGCGAATTAACAAAGCAAAAAAATGCCGATAAAATTGAACAATATTCAGAGGCGCTAAAAACTGCTAAAGAAAATCTTGCAAATCTCGAATCAGCAGGCAAAGGTGCAAAAGGTAGTATTGAGGATTTGCAGGCAAGATTTGCAAAAGGCGGAGACAGCGCAAAATCAGCAACATCAGAAGTCTTAAAGGCTCTTTTTGAGATGGACGATAAGGTCAAGCAGAATCAGGCAGGCGTTGACCTCTTCGGTACGATGTGGGAAGATTTGGGCATTGACGGTGTAAAAGCCTTAATGAAAGTTAATGGCTCTGCCGACAAGACCAAAAATACCATGAAAAAGATTAAAGACATCAAATATGATGATGTTGAAGCTGATTGGGCAAGTCTCGGCAGAACGGTGCAAACCGATGTTATCAACCCTATTGGCAAATCGCTGTTTCCGGAAGTCAAAAAACTTTGTAATTTTGCGAGTAAGCACACCAAAGATATCATCCCAACACTTAAAATTGTCGGCTCTCTCGTCGGTGGCATTTGGGTAGGCAAAAAAACAACCGTTGTTGTAAGCGGTGTACAAAGCCTTATAGGCGCATATAAAAGCCTCAGAATTGCTACAGAGAGTGCCAAAATTTCTCAGGAAGGTCTTAACCTTGCGCAGAAATCAAACGCAATCGGCATTGTCGTAGGCTTAGCCGCTACGCTTGTAGGCTCCTTGTGGTCAATTGCAAGCGCAAACGATGAAGCCAAAGAATCACAGGACAAGCTCAACGAAGCGCATGAACAGGCTCAGGAAGAAATCAAAGAGCTGAAAGATGCCAATGATGAATATGTGCAAAGCAAAAAAGATGCAGCGTCAGAGGTTGAAAGTGAATTCCAGTATTACGACGATTTGTGGAGCGAATTGCAAGGTATTGTAGACCAAAACGGCAAAGTCAAAAAAGGCTACGAAGACAGGGCGAAATTTATCACAAATGAGCTGAGCAGAGTTACAAGCGACGAAATCACTTGGAATGGTAATGTTATAACGTCTTATAAAGACCTTAAAGGCTCAATTGATGATGCACTTGAATCAAAGAAAGCTCTTGCTATGTTATCAGCTACAGAAGATGCTTATCAGACTGCTGTATCGGGTCTTGCAGGAGCAAAAACCGACAGCGTCAATCAATATGCTGTTGTTCATAAAAATAAAATTGATGTGAGCAATGCAAAAGATAGCGTCAATAGTTTGCAGATTCATGACACGAAGGCTGAAAATGTTGCATGGTGGGCATATGAGAATAAAAATATTGATAAACATACATTGGGAGTCATTAATGCTTATTCTAAAGGTGAAAAGGTTGATGAAGAAGAACTTAGTGTCGCTCAAAGTCGTATAAAGGCATTAGAAACAGCTTATGACCAAGAACTAAAAAAACGCAAAAATGTTTTAAGTCAAAGAGAAAGTGATCTTGAAGAAGCCGAAGCAAAATACAAAGAATATCAAAACAAACTCGTTAATTATAATACCACGATTCAAAACTACGAAAACCTCACAGCGGCAAACGCTAAAGGCAACACCGAAGAAATTAAAGCCGCAATGTCGGATGTCGCGAACAGTATTGTTACATACACAACAGGCACTAAAGATACTCTCGAACAGCAGGTAAGTGACTTTAAGACAAATGCCGAAAATTTAAGAACGGCATACGAAGACGGGGTCGAAGGCGTTACCAAAGAGCAAGTTGAAGAAGCCGAAGAATTGCAAGAAAGAGCTGAGCTTGAGCTTACTAAGTACAACGATATGTACGGTACTGTTGCAGCAATAGCTACGGGCAAAGCTGACGAAATTAACGAACAGCAAAAGAAAATAAAAGACGGTTTTATTGATGCTGAAACAGGTTCAAAAGCAAGCCTTGAGAATCAGCTCACAAACCTTACCGCAAACTACGAACTTTTAAAAACTGCAATGGATGAAAATCAGCCGGGCGTCACTCAAAAAATGGTTGATAATGCGAAAGAGCTTGTAGATAAGGCAACCGTTGAGCTTAACAAACTCGAACCCAACGGAGAAAAAGCCGGTAAGAACGGCACTGAGAGCACCAGCAAAGGTATAGGAGATAAAGATGCCAACAAAAAAGTTGATGATTCGTGCAAGTCGCTTGTCAATAGAATCTTTGATAATTTTTCGGGAGTTTATGACAAATTCTACGAAGAAGGCAAAAACTTAGTTCAAGGCTATATGGACGGTGCCGGAAGCCTCTCTGATAAATTATTCAAGTCAGTGGAAGGACTTGCAGGATTAAGTCTTAGCACTCTTAAGAAGACTCAAGATTCACATTCACCGAGCCGAAAAACCCGAAAGTTAGGCAGATATTTCGGCGAAGGCTATCGTCTTGGAATCGCCGATGAAATTGCCGAAACGCAAAAAACAGTAAGGTCTTTAACTTCGAGGGCCCTGTCAGCGGTTGAAGGCAATCCAATCGGAGCAATTAACAATAAATTTGCAGGCATTCGCACACAAAGCCAAAATGCGACGATGAACGGACAAATGTTGAAAGCTGTTACAAATTCGCCTACGATTGAGATTAAATTTGCAGGCGATGTAAACATCAATAATGACATGGATGTTGATGATTTTAACCGCCGTGTATCAAATGCGATCATGCAGACACTTGTCGGTGAAGTATCAAAGTGGGGAGGTTAAAAATGAGGCATAGTTTTACGTACAACGGCACTGATTTACGGACAATAGGCTTTTTTATAGCTACACCTCCCAAATATCAAATTGCAAAGCGTAATTTTGATTTTACCTCTGTCTACGGCAAAAATGGCGGAGTGATTTCCGACAATGGCGTTTTTGATAATGTTGAAATGCAGCTTGAAGTCAACAGTTATCCGTACATTGTACCGAACGAAAGCAATGCAGAGCTTGTAAGAGCGTTTGCTGAATGGCTTACCGTTTGGGACGGCAAATATAAAATCTTTAGGGACACATACAACCCCGGTTATTTTACAAAAGCGATTTGCACAGGGGTCGAACCAATAGAAGAGGTTGCCCCCCTTTGCTTGTCAACGACTATAAATCTTAGTCGAGAACCGTTTTGGTACAGCGACTTAGGGCAGGAGATTATCCGACCAAAATTGACCTCGACACAAAACGCAGAAATCGAAGTCTATAATCCTGAAAATTACACCGCAGAGCCACTTATTAAGATTATTAACACAGGCTCGAAAATAAAGCCGTTGACATTGTCGGTTAACGATAGTCCGATTTTGATGATTACAAAAGAAACAAGTCAAGACCACATCGAATTAGACTCAACCGACCAGTCCGCTTATTTTAATGCTAAAACTAACCTTGCTAATAGTTATATAAGTTGCACACAATTTCCGCTTCTTTCGCCGGGGCTGAACACAATTAAGCTATCATCAACGGAGGCAGATGCATTTACAACGCTCGAAATCAAACCAAATTTTAGGAGACTTTAAAAATGCAACCTATAATATATAAAACGGCCGATCAGTACATCACAACAAAGCCGTTGTATCAGACAAACGGCCTTGGATTTTTGACCGATTGTACAGAATTTTTAACAACAATGGAAAGCAATGGCGCTTATAGTTTTGCCGCAAAAGTAAAAAGCAATGATAAACTTTTAAAATATATAAACCTTGGATCTTACATAAAAGCTAAAGCCAACAGTAAAGACGGACCTCAACTTTTTTATGTAACAAAAATCGAGGCAGACAAATGCGGCGATTTAACCATATCAGGTGAGCATGTGTCAAGATTGTTTTTTCAAAATGGCGTAGAGCCAGTCTATCACAATCACACAATAAACGCAACACCGTCGGAGATAATCAACAGTCTAATGGAACCCGGAGACAGCTCACCAGTTTGGTTTAGAGCCGCGCCTTATAACTTTTTTTCATTTTCATCTGATATTTTGAAAAAAAGAGAATTTTCGCTCGGCTTTAATACAGCTGAAAAATTTGAAACCATTTTCAACGATGACTCAGAGGGGTTAGTCGCTTTGTTCAAAGGGGAGTTAAGATTTAAGAATTTTTCGATTATATTTAATAAGCCGAATATAAACCACAGTGGTTATCGAATAGCTTTTGGAGCGAATGTGTCTGATTATAAGCAAACGGCATCACTCGGAGAGTATTTTACACATGTTTTGCCATATGCCCGTTGTCAAACTACATCTGGCACCGAGGTTGTTGTAACCGCAATTGAGTTGTATCCAACTGAACTCAGGCGCACGATTAAAAACACATATCTATTTGATTGCACGAGCAAAATAAAAAAATATATCGTAAATCCAATGGATGGCACTAATTATAACGAGGTAAGAGATGCGTTAAGAAGTCAAGTTGCCACTTATAAATATGAGAATTCACAATCAGCCGAATCTTTGAGTATTACCGTTAATCTCGAATCTGAGCTTATCAAAATGTATAACTTAGGTCTATACGATAATGTAACAGTAGTTATGCCAGACGGCACTGAAATTGTGAAGAAAGTGGCTAAAACAGTCTATGACAGCATTTCAGAGAAGTACAAAGAAATTACAATCGGCAATTTAGACATGTCAATGTCTGATTTGTTAAAAATCCAAAGGAGGTTTAAAAGATAATGGCAATTAGTATAAAACATAAATCGGTTACGATTGATGTTAATAATCGAAATGCACCAAATATTGTTGGTATTGTCAACGTCAACGATAAAGCAACACGCTATCTTGATGTAACTTTAACGGCAAGCGGTGAAAAATTGACCTTTACAGATTGCACAGTAACTGCAACCTTTGCAACGGACGGATATTTAATTTCGGACTCAGTTGCTTGCACCCTGAACAGCACAGCAGATTTGATTACCGTGCCGTTAGAAAACTTTAACTCTACATCGGGCTTTTTGGCAATCGAAATTAAGATTGCAAACGGCGAAACGCAGGTGTTAAATACTCCGCTGACTTTAAAAGTCATGGTAACTCCGAGCCTTGCCGAAAACAGCAAGATAAGCAGCGAAAGTATCGGCACTTTTGTTGAAATCAGCCGAGAGATTGCCACGGCAAGAGGCGGTTCTAATTCACTTGGAGCAAGGCTTGATACAGTTGACACAAATCTTGCAAAAAAAGCAAATAAAGCCAATACTCTT